GCCGCTAAGACATGGATGAGAGAAAATAACGCTCCATCCATCACCTTTGAACGCTACAAGGAGGTGAAAGATATTAAATAATCTTTCTTTGTCCGAAATGACGTTAAACTATTTTTGTTTACTTGTGTTATCCATGGGAGGTATAACATGAAAAATTTAAGAAGTTTAAGAAAACAAAAAGCTGCTGAACAAGCAGCAAAAGTAATCTTCCATAATTATATGGAAGATTTGGGGGCATTGCAGCAATTTGAAACTGCCAATATCTCCAGTTTTACGTTTGAGCTAAAAGGGAAAGCTCGCGTGCCATTAGCGCATGTGAGCGTTTCTAGTTTACCAGTTAGTGGTATCCTTGAGAGTGGGGATACTACTACTGCATCAGTCGCTAATGGGGTCATCTGTTTAGATGGCCCTAGCGATGGGATTAGATGGGAAAATAAGGTGTATGTGAATACACCGAATTATATTCCCGGTGTAGTTAAGTTAGACTTCTCACATTTAAAAGAAGTCGAAGATATTAAGGATGTTTTGGAGATGACAAAGGAGCATCTCCTATTAAAACATTTGAATGCTTTACAATTATCACCTAGCATGATCAGACAACTCATGCTAGTAATGGTATTTGAGTCTGAACGCGAGAAGTTCGAAGCACGTGTGCAAGCTCTTTGTGCACAAGGCTTCGAACAAATCGCTTTAAGTCCTGGTAAAGCGCAAAAGCTCAACACGTATGTTGGGCTATTTGCAGCTCCAGCACAAACAGTATCTTTTGATTTATCAAAAGATTGTATAGCTGTTGTTCCGAAACTCGACAGCACTGAGTTTGGTGACAGCTACGATGGTATGGCATATCACCATCATGAATGGTTTTGTGATGCGTACGGTATGCCAATGGCTAAACCAAGCTACCATCAAATGCGGATAACTGCTCTATCTATCAAGGTAGGCAGTCAACCTCTTCATGGCAAATCTATGGAAGCTTGGAAACAAGCTTTCTTGGCTATGGATAAAGTTAAAATCTATGGCATGGAAGATGGTGTTGTCCATGCTGAAAAATTTAGTGATTGTTACAAGAAAGGCAATTATAATGTTGCCATCTTTGGCAATCCAAACGGTAGACTTCTTGCCATTACTGATGAAAATGGCATGAAACGCGTGCCTGAATTAGCTCCATCTCAAGAAGCATGGAGCTGGCGTATTCTACAATTCTTCCATGAGACCAAAGGAAGAATTTCTACACAACACTGTCAATATGTTGTGTAGTATTTTAGTATTATTCATGAGAGGAGAAAATAGACATGAATAAAAAATTAAATCGTGCATACATTGCACAAGTAGCAAAGAAAGAAATCTCTGTAAAAATTGAAAATCATTTTAAAGGGAATTTCTCTGGCTCTGAAGTAGACAGAGCAGTTGCATTAATGCCAGAGATCCTAAAAGAGGATCAACAAATCGGCATTAGTTTTGTCAAAAACATTGTTGAGGCTCTCAATAAAATGAATGAGAACTCTAAATGGGACAGCGGATGTGGTAGCTTTATGGCTACTGCAGAAGTAGATCCTGTATTGAAAATTTCTTCTACTAGATTAGTAGAAGAAGGTGAAATTGGCGTATCTAACGCCAAATTCATTCGTACGCTAAGAAAGTGCGGTTATCGCACTGTCGATTCGTACGGTAACGAAAGCTCTCCTGAAGTTAAGGAGACTTTAATTAATGCTAAGTCTGATAAGGAATTATTAGATTTAGTATTGACTTTAGAAGTCGGCATCAAAGCGGAAGGCATTCGCTTTCCACATGCTGGCGAATCATACAAAGCTGTGATTCGTCCAGCAGCTTATTTCATTAATCTATTAAAAGATAGATACAATGAATATATTAAGGATGCTATGAAACATTTAGCATCCAAAGGCGTTAATAAGAATCTTGAAAAATTAGCTCAGGGTTTAGTCGATGCGGCTATTGATGAGTTGAAGATGATTCCTATCAGTGGCTTTGTGTGCACTGGTAGTGAATTTTTTAAGATGTCCCAAGGTGGTTCTGACCACGATACGGACAAACACTTGTGGCTTGTTGGTAGCGATGCTGACATGTATAATGGCAAAGTCCATTATATGGTCGGCATCAAGTCTGAGACTGCTGTTCAAGGTTTGCTTGAAGCCAGCAGTTATGCAGACTTCATCGAGTCAGTATTCGTATCCGGTCTTACGGATATGAATGTAGGGAAGTATGTTAATAAATCTTCCCTAGTTCTTGAGATTGTCAGTACTCGTGGTACTGAAGTATTTTCTGAATCTTGTGATATCGTTCGCAAGAATTTAGAATCGAAAATTGATATGTCTAAAAAGGCATATCAACGTCATTTTAACGTTGGTGACATTCATGAAGATGAATGTTCTAACGACGTGGTTATTGCTTTGTATGAAGAGTTTTTAAACTCTGATTTAAGCAATCAGTCAATTCTTAATTATTTCGTGGATATCTTGATTATAGCTCCGAGTTTGATCGGGCATATTATCGATATGGCAAAAGCTGGCCCTGGTACAGCATTCGATCCTATCGGTGAAATGTTGAAAGGTATCCATAGCATGCGTCGTAAACAATATGCATGCATAGATTTTAATCTTGAAAACGGAACATTAACATTAAACGACGCAGTTAAAATTGGTCGCGAGTATTTAAAGGGAGAATCAAAATGAGAATCAATAAAAAAGAACAACAAGTAAAAAGCTTAGGTATAGAATCTGGTTTATATCATATTCAAAATGAAGTAGCTGAAACTGCATTAGAACAGTTGAAAGCTACGGTAGATGCTTATGGTATCAACTTGAAAAAAGAGAACAGTGATGCAAAAGGCCTCACTGGCTATATTAATGAGTTGATTGAAGACATCAGAAAGTCTTCAAATCAAAACGTTAAAGGAGAGCTTATGAGTTCTCCTATGGGCAAGATTTCAAGTTACGTTCGCAACATGTTTATCTGGAGCATGGATATTAATCCAGATGAAACAAATTTATATGAAGCTGCACGTGAAGCAGGATTCATATATGGCTCAGTTTGTCTTAAAAAAGACTTAGTTCACTATGCATGGGAACATGCTAGTGAAGAGAAACAACTCGAGTCCTTACGAGTTGTAGAGGTGACACCTCGTTTTAAAGGCGCTGCTGACGCATATAAACCAGCAACAGGCCTTACAGAAGAGGAAGGCGAATATGTCTTCTTCAATAAAGGGCTGTCTTCTGATGAATATTTGTTCTGTGATCCTACAGTAAATGGGTCTTATGAACTATTCGTTAGAGAAAATGGTAGTTTGTATATCATCGTAACTCCACTCGATGGTATGGAATTACCATTACCAAAGAAACAGTTGTTATTGAAGTCTAACGATTTCGTTAATGCTGCTTCCAAGGTTGCGGTTGCTCAAGGCTTCCGTAAAGAGTTAAACGAAGGAGAAGTTCTTCGTTATGACGAATTTATTTTAATGGAAGGCTCTGTAGCCAAATCCATTAAAGCGAAAGGTCTAGATGGTAAAGCTCCATCTGACGGCATCTACGTTAAGTCCTTGAAAGGTAATGGATACACTCAATTATGCGGTGTGTCCATTATTAAGGAGATTCGTGATATGATCATCGAGTCTTATGGCTCTGTTAAAGTTAAAGTACAAATCGACAACATGTGCTTTAATCAATTTGAAAAAGGCAACAGAGAAATTAAATCTGTTGCTATGATGGTTACAGTTATCGAATAAAAAGTTTCCCCTTCGGGTCTAGCACTGATGTCTCGTCATCAAAAGCAAACAAGGCCTGAAGGGGGAGCAAAAAGTTTTCTTGGCACTCCGTGCCGAAATCATTTACGAGGGTATATTGCCCTCATTTTGTTTATGTATTCATAAGGAGGTATTATCATGAATACGACATCTATTATCGCATTAAACTTAGGCTTATCTTCTCGTGGTATTCGTAACGTTGAGATTATCGACGTTATGGATTACGGTAATGGCATCGACGTTTGCTTTAAAGAAGCAGATGGTAAAGTATGGTGTCTTACTGATAATATCATGCCAGAAGAATGGTGTGAGTTATTAAAAAGAGCTAATAAGATATCTCGTAAGAGAGCAGTATTAGCTCTTATGTAATATATTAAGCTTTAGTTGTAGGTATATTATTATTATATATATCTATGACTAAAGCTTAATTTTTTAATTAATATTGTTCGGTGATAGGTGTCCGCCCTTATATATAGTTAATATAAAAGAGTTTAATATTAGCTAATAAGAACAGTGCGGGCGGCACCGTATTCGACTTCCGACGCTTGCAACATTGGGATGTGGCCCGCGTTGCTACGTCTCTGGTCGTCGAATACTCACCTGTCACCTTTGTCTTAATTTCGGCAGTGTCCCTTCGGGTCTTTACTGCTGAATATATTCTTTCTTGTGTGGTATGCGATCAGGCGGTGGTCGTTTACTAGTATGTTTTTCTGCTCCGCCACGAAATTATTTATGAGGAATTTTTCCTCATTTTTATTATTGTTTCCATAGGAGGTATTATCATGGAACAATTAGCAATTTACGGCTGTTATGCCGAAGGTTTTGTTTTCAAAGGTTTTGCTGAATTAAAAGCAGTAGAACCTTGTTCTAGTGTTTATGATATCGTAGAAGCATATGCTTCTATCGGTATCGATATTAATAATACGAAGCCTATCATTTTAGATTTTGACGATGAAGGTTTCGCTCCTGGTTTTGAAGTTGAAGGTGTAACATATATTCACTTCAAAGCTGAGAATGTATTTAATGGTGTACTAGTAAGAGAGGCGTAGAAATACGTCTCTTTATTTTTATGGAGGAAACTATTATGCGTTTCATTTTCTTCGGGGAGATATTCCCCGACCAAATTATCGATGTTCCAGATAGCAATAAAGCATTGGAATACATCGAAGCAAAATATTACCGCGACGATATCGTTTCTGTAAATATGTGTAATTTTGACGGCCAGCCTGTCATTAAAATTAAAGCTTGGGCAGATATTTCTGGCGACGACGACGAAGACTGTATTAGTTATGAACGTCGCCCAATGTATCTGTGCACAGAGCATTCTTATAAGAAATTGTCTTCTGCGACAATTAAGATGCTTGTAGGCGAATAAAGACGCCCCCGCCGGGGCTAAATATTCTTCGAAGTTTTCTTGCCACTCCGTGGCGAAATTATTCATGAGGGCATTTTGTCCTTTATTTTCTATTCTGTGAAAGGAGAAAAATTATGTTTATCACAGGAATTTATTTGTACACATTAGTATCTCCAGTCGGAGAATTTTTATCCGTTCAAAGTACTGACGGAGTATTTGATGTTCTTCGTGAGCATCAAGGATATGAATTTGTATCTAAAAGTTTAATTGGTTATAGTAATTGTGCTATGGCTGATTAATGTTTATTAGGTGCTGGTAAGGAATTGCCGGCACCTCGTTTTAAAATTTATTTATAATATTTATACATGGAGGCTTATCATGCAAAAATTATTCGTAAACTGGCTCAATTCTTTCTATGAAGAAAACCCTATCACATTCCGTATTTTCTGGTTCTTGGTAGGCTGGTTCTTCACATCTGCTGTTATTATACAGATTCAAAAAAGACGCTAGGTTATTAGAGATTCTCTCTGGAGGGTAACTATTTATAGTTCCCCCTCCGGGGCGAAATTTTTTATGTCCTTCTTTTCTTATTAGGTTAATCTGTATAAAGCTTTATATAAGGCACTCAGGGATATAGCTTCCTTAAAAGCATAATACCTCCCTATATACAACCCTTACAATACACGTGTATTCCTGGGTGCCGTATATAAGGTTTTATACCTTAATGAAACTAAGGGCCCATCCTGGGCGAAATCTTTTTTGGGGTTCCTTGTGGACCCGGTATTCATAATTTTTTCTCCTCTCTTCCGCGGTGAGAACTGCGGGAGATATGAGGGCTAGAATAAGCATTGACTTATTCAGCCTTGATATCTCCTACAGTGTGTGGGTAGGAGAGATTTTATTTTTCACCCTGTGTCGCTTTTATCAGGGTACTTTTTTATGAAAGGAGACATTATCATGTCAAAAAAAGCATTCGCAAACGTAGTTGGTTTTGTATTTGGTTCTAACAGCAATGGCTGGGCACAAATGTTGTCTGCTATCGTATCAGGCGTTAATGGTGTACGTGACACCAAACCTGAACGCATCGAAGTAGAAGGTGCATCTTATGTGGGTATGGGCATTAATGCCGTAACTCAACTCGTGAATTTGTTCACTGACCGTGCTAGTGGTTATGAACGTTTCACAGGTGAAATCGTGACTAGCGACGCTGTTGCGATTCGTGCATATTCTATCATGAAGCACTTAAAAGCTGGTTTGACTCCAGCAAAGACTGCTGATGCAGTTATGAAAGACGCGGATTCTGCAGAAGACCGTGCACAATTTAAAGCATTAGCAGAAGCTCTTAAAGAAGCTAAATCTGCTGGTGTAATGCTTCGTATTAGCCGTTTATCTCAAGAACATTCTTATGCTTTAGAAGTTCCAGAAGGTGTAGAATTACACGCTGGCGATACTGTTAAATTTGATAACGGTGAAGCTGATAATGGTGTTAAATTAGCATTCGGCGTTCGTAGCTCTTACGCTTATGAAATCGCTGAAGTTAACGAAGAACTTAAGGCATTACGCCCTAAGAATACACCAAACGCTAAGCACAGAATGCAATGCGTAAATAACACGCTTAACTTGATTCGTGAAATCAAGGCGGAAGAGGTCTCCGCAGAAGACCTTATCTAATATAGGGGGCATTTGCCCCCTTTGTTTTTTAATTAACAAGGAGGCTGTCCGCTATGGCAACTTTTAACTTAAAACATTCTAATCCTTCTATTATTGATTATATGAAGGAAAAAATCACGGTAGAATATAATGGCACTGTCGAAGATATCGATGGTGGCATTAAGGTCGAGTGCCCAGATGAATCTTTAAAAGACATCTCTGATGCATTCTCTCGTGCAAAACGTAATACTACAGTGGCAGGTTGGGCAAAATCTGCCACTAAGTTTATTGGTCGTCAGACCAATACAGTAAAAGACGTAGGCATCGGTGCTGTAGGCCTAAGTGCTAAAGGTCTATTTGGTGCTGTTAAAAAGACTGCAGAATTAGCTATGGGTGCTACTGCGGTCATCGTTAACGAAGGCAAAGAAGCATTTGCCGAAGCAAAAGTTAGCGACGAGCTACGCAATTTGAAAAAATCTTTTGGTGCTAGCAACGATGCTGAAGAAGGCATTGAAATGGTAGTATCTACACCAGAAGCAACAGAAGGTGGGGAGGCTTAACTCCCCAGTCTTTGACGGTAGACTTTAAAGAACCGAAAAGCCTACTGCGAAGGGTATAAACGCAGACCATCAGTAAGGAGTTATTTTGGTTGTCCTTATTGAAGCGGAGTAAAAAGCAACCAAATGGGCAATGGAAATAGGGCCATGAATGCTATTCCCTCTCGTAATAGAGGATATTACGCGTGGACAGGTCATACTAGTTAGCCACGAGCCTGAAGACGACATTAAGAACAGTGGCAAGAAGATACGGTTTAGTTCTGGAAGGGTTCGCCCATCTAGGCTAAACCGTATTTTTTTTCATTATATACATTTAGTTAAGGTAATAGTTATATTATAATATATAGCTTTAACTAAATGTATATATTTTTACTTTTGGTATATAGCTTTTACTAAAACTTATTTTTTTGTTAACTATATATATGAGCTGTTATTTTTGCTTATATATATTTTTTTCTTTTAGCGATTACGTTTACGAGAGCTAATAAGAAATATTATTGTGGGCGAGCGAAGCGAGCCCTTTACCTTTTACGATCACGTTAACTGAAGATATGAATGGCCCGAGCGGAGCGAGGGCTATATAGATTCTTTGATACTTTCTTCTTAAGAAAGTAGCTAGTTTTTATTTTATATTAAGTGCGAGCGAAGCGAGCACATTTAATAGTTTCTTTGATATCTTTCTTTCCTAAAGAAAGTAGTATTATTTATTATTATGTATCAGGTTTCTCTGATACCTCTCTTTTCTAAAGAGAGTAGTTTTGTATTATATATATTATATAGTATTAAGCGAGCGAAGCGAGCATAGATATATATATGTATATAGTGTTGAGGCGAACCGAACGAAGTGAGGGGAGCCGTATATATGTATATTATTGTGAAACGAGCGAAGCGAGTTAAACATATATGGGGATTGTAGTGTCCTAGCGTAAGCGACGTTTATATATAAGAGTATATATATAATAAGTAATTAAACGAAGTGATACGAGCACAGCGAGGCGAGCGTATTATTATATTATATATATTAAAGCGGAGTGAAGCGAACCGAGCATAGCGAGGGGAGCGGAATGAAGCGCGTATTATATATAGGAGCTATGATAGCTAATAAAAATAGATTAGAGGCGACGGCGTCGTTCTTTATGTTATATGTACATATAATATAATAGACACCGGAGCCCGTATCGCTTTTATTATATAAAGGAAAATTCCGGCCTAAAAATTCCTGCTTAACAGGTCTCTAATTTTTCTATATTTTCCGCCCCCATATATCAGATAAGATATATATAGTATATTATATTATTATTATTATTATTATTATTATATTATATATTATATTTTGCTAAGCTTTATATAAAAAGCGTGGGTGGGTTAAATATATAGTATTATATATTTTCCGGTACCGGATATCAGATATAGTATTAATTGTTTATTATATATTATATTAATACAGTAAGAGTATATATATTAGTTGTTTATTACAGGGGGATATATATATTATATTTTAAATAGAGTTATTTAAAATAATGAAGGAGCTGTTAAGGAAAACAATATGACCGTGCGCACTCGTTAAGGTAGGCATATTATTTTCTAAGATCTGTAACCTAATATCTGATTCGATTGTGTGTTCCTAGTATATATTCGAGATAATATATATTAGGTTAAGTAAGTGAGCCCGCGAACATAACGCAACGTAAATTTTAATCTGCCTTAATGGAGTTTACTAATTATTATATTATTAATATTATATATATAATAATTAATTACACCGAGGCCTTAGGATTTTGTGAGATCCTAATCTTTAGGTGGTATTTTTGTTTTGGTCCCGCCGTCAAAGATCTCTTTCATTTACTAGCTCAAAGATATAAAAAAGTATCGAGCGATTATTTTAGTGTTTATTATTATATATATAATAATAAAGTTAGCAATAAATTATAATTAAAAAAAATTATAATAATAGTTTCTATTATATATAAGCTTATAGATAATAAAACGTAAGTGGTTTTGCGTGCACGGCCCTTTTCGAGATCCGCAGAAAATTGCATAAGCAAGGGTTTGGAGCATTTATAAAATGGGCCAACGTTTTATTAGTATTCGTATTAAATAAAAAAAA